ATAACGTCTGCAGAAGCTAAACTGCCTGATGGAGATACCACTGTTGCATCGTATCTAATGTTCGTTATCTTTATAATTATATGATTTATATTTTTCTTCTTTCTTTGGTTCTTCAGTTTTCTCTTCTTTCTTTGGTTCTTCAGTTTTCTCTTCTTTCTTTGGTTCTTCAGTTTTCTCTTCTTTCTTTGGTTCTTCTTTTACTTCCTCTTCTGGTTTATCTTCAGTTTTCTTTGCCTCCATACTTAGTCCACCTTTATCGTTTGCTGGTTCATTTACACCCCTTCCTGTGCTTCCATACTCACCGGGAGCATATGCATTTGGAACCTTTGTTTTATCACCAACATCTGTAGGAGATTCTACTTTTGGTTTTTGTTCCATTCCAATCCCTGGACCTGTTGGATTATTATTATCAGAAGCAGATACGCTTTTTAATGTTTCATTAATAATACCAAGTGTTTTTACTATAGAATCTTGACCTTCACCAAGTTTTGTAATACTCTCATTTTGTTTTGTAATGGAATCAGAATTTTGTTTACTTACGTCTGTAAGTAATTTAAACATCTCAGAATTGTCCTTATTTAACTGTTCAGTATCACTAGACATATTAGAAAGGTATTTATAGTGATATATAAAGATTATTCTGTGTATTATATGAGTGGTATTATACACTGTTTACTGTATAGGGGTGATAATAAACTATATCGATAATTTTTTAACTATGCAATCAGGGCATAAAATAATTCCTTGATTGTATAGTGTGAATGATTTACGGCTATATCAGGAGCTGTAGAAAACGCCATGAATTTTTTGTATAGTATGGTTCTAAAAGGTTTCCCCGATTTTTTTCAGAAAATTTTTAAATTTTATATGTGTGTACCTGAACACCCACTATATAAACCTTTCCCTCTGTGGAATTCTCCATGTATATATGCAAACATATATATAGAACATACATATATGCAAAGGTTTATATACAAAATGCAAACATATATATAGAACATACATATATGCAAAGGTTTATATTTGTCTTATAGGTAGGCGTATAATTTTTGGCTTTATATAAAAGAAGAACCAAAGAAAGAAGAGAAAACTGAAGAACCAAAGAAAGAAGAGAAAACTGAAGAACCAAAGAAAGAAGAGAAAACTGAAGAACCAAAGAAAGAAGAAAAATATAAATCATATAATTATAAAGATAACGAACCATTAAGACCATCTGTAATAAGAAAAACATTTGAATCTTATCCAACAGGCTATCAAATTATCAAAGCAGCCATAGAAGATGGATGGGGAATTGAAGGTATAGATGCTGACGGTGCATATACTGAAACTATAAAACGTTTAAATAATCATGAATTCGGAACATTCGGTCAAACAGACACTGGAGGTAGTTATTACTAATGCCTGCCTCTTTGAATTTAGGATTTAAAACATTAGATGATTTAATGAAATATTATTATGGTAGTATTGGAGATGAATTTAACAAAGCAAGTGGCGGATTCACTACAGATACACAAGGAGTATACAATCCTATATATGGTGCAATTGCGTGGGCCAACTTTAATTTAGAAGCTAACGTATGGAGTTCAATTCCAAAGTCTCCATGGAACATGTCAGGATGGCGTATATTTACTGAAAAAGGTGATAGTATCGCAGATGCTGGAACTAACAACAATACTACCGAAGGTGGTACAGTTGAAGGTGGACTTATCGCTAATTCCGTAAGACCAGTAGTTGAAGAAGTCTTTACAAAACCAAAGACTATACAATATCCATTTGAAGTATCTGAAGTCATGGAAAATCTAGTAAGATATTCCAGAGACGATTTATTTGGTTCCCTTAATCAACAAAGAGTAATTGCTGCAGATCAAGCAAAAGAATTATACAATAAGCAACTTGTTAAATTAACTGCAAATCTTAGTGACGCAAATGATTTGTTATCAAGATTAAACTTTGAATCCTTGGAAAGAATCATATCAAGTACAGTAGAGTTTTCAGAAAATGCACCTGCTTATTCAAAAGCATACAATCCATGGAGAGGTACAGCAGATATTGATAGATCAACTGCTTCTAACATTAGATACGATGCAACAGTGGTATCTCCATCAGGCAGTTTAGCTTCTGCAGACGTTATTACTGATCCATTTATTACAAAGACTCTTGCAACAATGAGAGATGCTTCTGGTAAAGAACCTACTTACTTTATAGGTGGAAACGATTCATATTCTGAATTACAACAAGTCTATAACAACGGTTATAGAGTTGTAAGTGAGTCTGAAGTTCGCGGAGAATTCAGTACGGGAGTTAATGGTGTACAAACATTCAATGGTACAAATGTAGGATTACACATAGCAATGATTTATGATTTACCACTTATTCAATCTAAAGACATGCCAACATCTATAGACAGTGATAGTGATGCTATTGGTGATACAAGCAACATTTATATATTAAACACAAGATCAGATAGAAACAGTCCAATGTTTCCAATGCTATCCATGAGAATTGCTAAACCAATTCTCTATTATGAAGCATCTTCAAGACAACAAGGATATCCGTTCATTAATGGTGCATTCAAAGATAGGGCACTCTATGAGACTCTACAAGATACAGTCTGCCTAAACTTTAAAGCACAAGGCAAAATGATGAATTTGTTATCAAGTTCATCCTAGAAATCTTTTTTTTAAAATATACTAAATCAAGGGCTTATTAACACAGAATCACCAAACGTATACTTGTAGAATATTCATAAAATCAGATAACGCAACAAACCTTTCTATCGTTGCAATATTCGATGTAATTCGTTTTTATTTCGTGAGTTTAGCAAATCTTTATATATATCTGATTTTTTTTGTTTTGGATGCTTATTGTTTATATCCATATCCATATCAACATCCGAACCTTTACCTGTTAAGCATTGCATATTATTACATTGAATGACTTTTTTTTGTAATATGCCTTTAATTGTATCACCGTTAATATCCTTGGCAAATTCATTTACCCAATATATTTTTGCAAAGTTATTAGCTGGTTCAGGACAGATAGCTATTTCATAAAGCTCTAGATCTTTTAACAATACTGTTGGTCTTCCGTTTTTAATAAATGGTTCCCGCGTTTTTGATGCACCACCAATGGAAAGTCCTTTATATTCCTTGTCTATGATCTTTTTCCAAACTCTGTCATAAAGTGTTACGCCTTCCATTTTGAATATATTGGCATCTATCTTTATTGCTGGAATGTCTGTATCTGGAACTGTTGATTTTGAATATGATAACACTTTTCCACATATGCGGTTTGTGTGGGTCTCGGACATTACTGGCATTACACTCATAAACTTTTCCATTATAGGCATCATTTCATCTACGAAAATAAATTCACCTTGTTTGTCAATTACTTCTGCAGTGATATACCCGCTAAATGTTCTTTCATCAGAATCCCCGATTTCTATAGCTTTTGTTACAAATTTATTGAACAGATATTCATTAGTCATATATAAGGATTTTAGTTAAAAGAATAAAAAGATTGTGTGTGCCTAATTAGATAAAAATTAGGTATCACTGTTTTGGATTTTCTGATCTACCTAATATCCATTTATCTATGACTAGGATCGCTGACATATTCAATCCAATTTGTACAAAGAATTCATGCATGTTTGACACATGGATTGTTTCTCCTAAATATGTTGATATTATAAATGCACCAACTCCCAAGACAATTCCTATAATTATAGTTTTGCCCATTTTGGAGTAATCTAATGTCACGCTGTCATCACCAGATAATTTTTTTCGCATTTTCTTTATGTATCCTGACATGGAATAAAATACACCTGCTGCTACAAATGTAACAGCTGTAACACCATAAGTAAATATATTCACTTCAGATTGTGAATCAGTAGATACTTGTCCATACACTGTACTTGTAAAGAAACTCAAGGCTCCAATCACAAGTGCAAATAATATGAATTTTTTCAGGTTCATCAATTAGTATAGAAATATAAGACTTATATAACCTTTTTTAATAGTTTACGTGTAATGCATATCCAATTCCACGTTTTTCCAAATTATGATACATTTATACAAAGGGTTCCAATTGATAAAAAAAAGCATTATTTCATAAAGGATATTTACATTACATCAAATAATGCTTTTTGGTTTACTACAAATAAAAAGAAACAGGAATTATCAATAAACATGAATAGGTCTTTTGTGCATTTAAATGATTGTAATAAAGAAATTGATGAATTACAATTTGATTACAAGCCTTATAGGGTAACAAGGGATAATTTCAAATATGATCCTAAAAAGAAACAATTAATCATAGGAGATAGTATATTACCGTGGAAATCCACAGTATGGGTAAAAAATATACTTGGATGTTATACTGGAAGTGAGATTCCAAAGAAGAAAATAAAAATACACGGAGATTGGATTCTTGATAGACATGAAAGAATAATTTATCTTATCTTGGATTATGCACCAATTATTAGAAATAATTACATTCCCGATGAACCAGCAAGCAAAGAACAATTGGATTATGCTGTAGAGATAGAAGAAAAAATAAAAACATTTAAATAACAAAGTAATATAGTATTTTTATCTGATTAAACAATCCCAATAGTAATATTTGGTATGTGTTTTTTAAAAGAGGGTCAGATAGTAACTGTCCAACTAAAGGGCAGGAAGTGTGATGAAAAAATGAAAATTGAAAAATCAATACATGGACAGAAAATAATTACTTCTGTAACAAGAGATGATTCACTGGAATTACCTCTTTGTTCAATAAATGGTAATAGAATAACGATTTTCTCACCAAAACATGAAGAGACTTGTGACTTGGTTATATCAATGAATGATATTATAAAATTAATGAAAGGTGTAGTAAACCAAGAAAATCACAAAGCAATACTATATGACATGGAAGATTATTGTGGAGAAGATCGCAAAACAAAACTAAATAAAATGAAAGCTGATTATGAAGAAAATCACAAAGCAATACTATATGACATGGAAGATTATTGTGGAGAAGATCGCAAAACAAAACTAAATAAAATGAAAGCTGATTATGAAGAAAATCATATGATGGGGTATTAATCCACTATTTTTTAGAATGATTGCATTAATATTTTTTTATAATCCTTACCATATTTTTTAAACATTCTTTTTTGGAATGGTGCCAATTTCTCATACCCCCCACCTTTTTTATACTTGTTATGAATTCTGGTGACCCTTCTTCTACAGATATCACATAATGATACGTTCTTTTGCCATATTCCAATATCCCATCTCCCGCAAAAATCACATAATTCTTCTGAGAATTTTTGGTTTACATCTGCGAGTAACCCCTCTCTTCCTCTCTTTGCTGAGCAAGGGTAACAAGCATACCACATATTGGAAAGTATACGATCATATTTATTACAACCATAACAAAATCCATGACTATAACCGTCTACTTTTTTTTGTTCATCACTTTGAACTAAATTATGGAGTTTTTTCTTAATTAGAGTATCATTTGACTGTCTAAATTCATGTTCTTCCCTTACTATACTCTTATGAGAACCAACAAGTTCATCAATGTAACCCATTGTTAATTATCTGTTTTATATTATATAAGGCTTCTTCTTGATCCATTCCTGTCCGTTCTGATATTCTCTTACTCATTGTGTTCATTGTCCAATCGTTTGCTGTACCTTGTAAAATTATATCTCTTATTATATCTACTGATTTTGCACTAAATGAATTCCCCGAACTTATTGATCCATCTCCTTCGCCCCCCGTATCTGAAGGTCTATTTTGTTTTGGCTCACCATCAAAATTTGTTGCATTTTCAGAGCTTCTTTCTGAAGTCTTTGTCTTGTCAGTTCTTCCTCGCCTTACATCGCTTCCAATCCCTTCCATCATTTTCTGACGTTCAGGATTTGGGAATTGAGAAGTAACTATTTCACCATCACCATTTGTATATACGTCAAATCCCATTTGATACATTGCTGTTGCATTAGAAATCTCTTTTCCTTTTATTTCCAATTCACGTAATCCATCAATAACTTCAGAGTCATTTAGAATGATTTCCCAATCATCCACTCCAAACATTTGTGAGATTGGTCTGAAATGATTTTCATTTAGGAATCTCTGATGCCATTTTATTGCCCTATTTACAACTGTAACTTGAATCTGTGCATTTGAAATACCTGAAGTGCCAAGATCACCTATCATAATTGGCTCCAATCCGTAAATGGTTATTATGATCTGTCTAAGTTCAGCCCTGAATTCCTTCAATTCAAGCTCCTTAAAGTTTGGTGTAAGATCAATAAATTGTATCGATTTTCCAATATCATCAGTCTTCAATAGTACAGAACTAGGCATATATGGATCTGCTCTTGCCCCCTGTCTTTGGATTTCCATGAATTTCTCAACTGATTGTGCATTTTTACTAGCAAAAACTAGTAATGATTTTGGCGGTCTGTCCTTGTCGAAATATTTGTACATGTATTCATCTTGATAAAATAATGACATTACCTTCTTCCATATAGAGTTTAATATTGATTCACCTGTTAGTAATCCTGGAGAATATTTACCTGGAATGTATATAACCTCATGTTTAGCATATCTTAGTTGTTTTGGTGCGTCACCTGGAAAACCATATGGAATTGCATTGGTTTCCATATAAGCAGTAAAAGCTTTTGTACCACATATATCACAAACTGGTTTATCCAGATATTTACTTCTATGAGTATATCTTGGACAAATCCATGCTGGTTTTCCACTAGGTAATATGCCTAATCTTCCTTCAGAATTTGCGATTGGTGTTACTGTTGCTGGGTGTACCCTGATTAATTCATCTATTTTTTCCAGTACAGCCTCATATGTAGCACCTGTTATTGGGTCTGGTTCTTTTAGTTCCCCGAATTTGTAAATATTAGTAGCAATAGTACAAGCATAATCAATAATATCTAAATCTCTTTCTATCTGTCTTGATTCTAAAATAAGGGTTTGACCGTTGTTATTGATTGGTTCATCTAGGAGTGACTGCAAAATTACCCTATTCTTTGGTTCAGGAATTTTAAATCTAGATTCTTCAGTATTTCCACAGGAATCACATTCAAGCATTTTATCACGCTTTGATTTTGTGTTTGGTTGATTTAATGGAATAAACTTGGAAGTTGGGATTTCTTTAAATTCTTTTAAACACTCTAAGCATTTGTATTTGTATTTTTGACGTATAGTAATTCCATTTCTAAAAACTTCCCTTTGAATAATTTCATGAACTAATCTCAGATCCCCTACATTTTTAGCCATATCAAACATTCTAAATGGTGATATAGACCATAGAGGTAACTTACTTCCTGTGCTAGTACTAAAATATGGCTCTCCAAGTGAAGGTCGTCCCCAGTCATATTCATAACCAGGATGCATTTCAATATTAGGAGGTTCAAAATTCATGTCTTCTTTTTTATCAAAAAAAGGTATTTTTTTTCCAAAAAGTTCCATAATTATTTGTAATTAATCAAGTAAATAAACTTTATATATGCCCTAAATAAACTCGTCTTTGCATTTTGGACAATACAATAAATTTGGATCATTTGAATAACAAGCATGTATCAATTCAACTTTACAATTAGTGCATTTTTCTGTCATGTGTATATAAGGTTTTCTGTTTCTTATAAGTGTTTGTTTTTCTAGGTTTTGTGTAATCTACGGTAGCTGATTTCTAGTGTGTAGTGATTGAATTATCATTATTTTGATGAGAAAATCCATCCACGTAGCATTTTATGAATATTAAACTATCATCATCCTTAATTCTAAAAACAGAAAAATCATCATGAATTGTTTCAATTAAATGATAACCTCTATCACTTAACTCTTTTAGAATTTCTTTAATATTGTCCATTTCATCTAGTACAATAATTTCAAATTAATTTCTCTAAATTTGGGTTCGTTATATTCTTGGGGGCCATGTAATATAATAAAATTTTCAAGTTTTATATTTGTCGTCATGAAAATACTCGTTTTAACATCTATTTATTTTTTACTTGCATTTTGAATTAATGTAAGCCATTTGTTATATCCCTTAATCTCAATGCCTGAATCTTGAGCTGGTGTCTTACCAGCTAATCCCATGTGGTTTCGGATAAAATTATGATAAATCTGCATACCTGTAATGATTGGTGAATCGTCAGTTTTAAGGGAACGCATGACCTTTTCTCTGTCTCTTAGTTCACAATTCAAATCTTAATATAGATAATAAATTAAGAATGTCATTATGACAAAATGGAAAAAAGATGCCAAAGATTTTCAAGTTGTGATGAATGATGATAGTAAGGGAAGTCGCTATTGTAGAATCCCAAAACCTATTGATGAATATCTTGGTAATCCAAATTCATTAAAATTTAGTATCGAGAACGGAAAAATCCAACTAGTTGCTGGTGAGGACTAGATGTGTTCAGAAAACACGGCACCCCCCCCGCTAGAGAAAAGTAAGTTATTCTATGGAGATAATCTTGACATACTAAGAAAGCATATCAAAGATGAATCAATCGATTTGATATATCTTGATCCACCTTTTAATTCAAAAGTCAACTATAATGTAATATTCAAAAACAAAGACAAAAAAGATTCCCCTGCACAAATACACGCATTTGAGGATACATGGATTTGGACAAGTGAATCTGAAATTGCATATGATCAATTAATGAGTACAAAGATAGGTAGTGTCATTAGTGGATTGCGAGAGATAGTTGGAACGAATGATTTGCTTGCATATCTTGTAATGATGGCAATTAGACTGATTGAGCTTTATAGGGTTTTAAAAAATACTGGAAGTTTGTATCTACATTGTGATCCTACCGCAAGTCATTATCTTAAGGTTGTATTGGATGCTATTTTTGGAATAGGTAATTTTAGAAATGAGATAGTGTGGAGACGTGCCACATCTGGACAAAAAGGAAGTCAACATGAAACAAAAAAACTTGGTAACAATCACGATGTCATATTGATGTATTGCAAAAATGTAAAATATGTAAAGTTTTTTCCACCAAAAAAACAATTAACACAACAAGAGATAGACAAAAAATTCAATAATATCGATAAAGATGGTCGTAGGTGGAAAGATGATTCTGCACATATATGGAGAACTCCTGGAATGGGAAAACGACCTAATCTTTGTTATGAATGGAATGGATTTAAGAACCCTCACACAGCAGGATGGAGATTATCAAAAGAAAATCTTCAATTTGAATATGAAAAGGGAAATTTTGAAATTATAAAAAAACCAGATGGTACTAGAAAATTAATTCGTAAAGTGTATTTGGAATATTACAAGGGTGAAAATATTGGTGATATTTGGATAGATATTGTTCCAGCACAAGGAAATGAACGATTAGGTTATCCAACGCAAAAACCACTTTCTCTTTTAGAAAGAATCATCACAACAAGTTCAAATAAGGGTGATATGATATTAGATCCTTTTTGTGGTTGTGGTACTGCTGTGATAGCTGCTGAAAAACTAAATCATAGTTGGATTGGTATAGATATAACACATTTGGCAGTAAGTCTAATTGAAAAAAGACTATTTGATTCATTTGGAATACAACCAGAAATAATAGGTATTCCACAATCACTGGAAGCTGCACAAAAACTTGCAGATAGTAACAAGTTTCAGTTTGAATTGTGGGCTATAAGCTTGATACCAAAATTACATTCAAATCAAAGACAGGTTGGAGACAGAGGAATAGACGGTCAAGGTCAAATCATTGTTGGTTTGGATAAAAACAACAAGCCAAAGTATGAAAAAATAATTGCGTCAGTCAAAGGTGGAAATCAGTTAACTCCAAGCATGGTTAGAGATCTTGTAGGTACAGTACAAAGTGAAAATGCGTCATTTGGAATATTTATCTGTCTAAAAAAACCAACAAAAAAAATGTTAGAAGCTGCTGTAAAAGGTGGCATATACAAAACACATTTAGGTAAACAATACCAAAGAATACAAATTTACACTATAGAGGATTACTTTAGTGGATTAAAACCAAACATTCCAGATATTGTAGACAACATGAAAGCACAAATACAGAAAAAATTAGATAATAGCATACAGACAGTTCTCTCAGCTACCGACACTACACACTAGAAATCAGCTACCGTAGATTACACAAAACCGTAATATGTGAATGGTATTATATACTGTTTACTTTCGAGTGGTGGTTTCTAGTTTAGTCTCAATATCATCTATTTTTTTATAAATTATCCTTAAAACAAATGTTGATCTCTTTGATTAGTCTACTTTGTTCTTTTCTAGTAACTGTTCCTTTTTCCATTCATCCCACGTTAGTATATGAAACTCATTAATCATATTATAATCTTTGATTAATGACTTTTATATTTTATTGTTGACTTCCTTAATCTTTTTACCTTCTAAAACCATGAAAACAAAACCGATTATAAGAAAAAAATAGGCTAACCTTACCGTCAGCGGGATAGATGGTAAAATTCCAAGTGAGAAAGCGGGAATTATGATTGAAGGCAAAAATAAATGGATTACGTTAATTCAAAATGCCAGTAAAACTTAGATATTCTGACGATTTAGTTTTATCAATTCATTTATGGAATTTTGGTTTTTCTCACCAATTTCTTGAAGTTGATCTAGTTTATTATCCATTTTGTCTAGCTTTGTACAGTTAATACTAACTTGTTTTTTTAAATCTTGAACTGTCTTAACTATTGGTTTTAATTCAGCTATTTCTTTGCCTAATTTATCAAATGCTTTTCTAGTCTCTTCATCCATACTTGGCTAAGTATACTTGGCTAAGTATAAAGTTTATTAAAGTTTCATTATCAGCATATCACCCCTATACAGTAAACAGTGTATAATACCACTCATATAATACACAAAACCTAAAATTAGATAAAAAGAGCCCGAGATGCGAATACATCTTTTCCTCACGGGTTCTGCCTCATATACATATAGCAGCGGGGATTCGAACCCCTCAATCAATATTATAATAAACTACATACTATATTAATCTTTTTAATTTAGGGTTCTGTGTATTATATGAGGGGTATTTTATGGTGTTTACTTGCGGGTGGTAAAATATTGTGTTAAGTGTCGGTTGATAGACATATAGGTAATCCCTATATAGGAAGTTACACTCTTCTAAATATGGGCGACTCTAAGATTATAGAATTATTTGATAAACTGGCTAAAGAAATAGCTGAACTAACAAAACAGGTTGGTATTAATTGTAATAAACTAGATAAAATGAAAAAAAATACTGATCTTATTCCACAGATATTTGAAATAGTAACTGCAAATGGACAAGGTCTAGAAGTATTAAGTGATAGAATTGTAAGGGATCGTAAAATTATTTGAATGGTTTTAGCTTAATGTAAAATTCATCATTTTCAGATTTTAATTCCCATCCTAATCGATCCTTATCTTTCAAGTTAAACTGTCTTACTATGCTAATTGGTACAGTAGTTCTTAATGATTCACTTTGAGTTCTTGCCACTGATACAGATGTAATTTCCATAGGTAGAGTAATACACAACTTGCATATAAACATACCTATAACACAAAACCAAAACATATTATTTCAGATTATCTAAAAATGGCTTTTGCTACTATTTTATATGAACATGTTTGCCTCTTTTCCAAAAGAATCTATACATAGTACAAACTTAGTATTTCTACTCATATAATATAATCTTTATTCATCCCCCGATTTCCTGCTTTACCTGTATATGACCAAAAATACATCTGCATATACTATATTTTTTGTCTGATAATAAATTATATATTCACACTCACTTATCTTGTTTAGCTCCCGCGATATTCCATGACCAACCACATTCTTCACAAAGTATCATTATAAACCTTTCAATTACTCCCTTAACACTAGGATGCTTATATATCTGTTTATCTCCACCTCCTACGTCTTTTACTTTAAGAGTTCCACAGTTTGGACAATAAACCATTATTCTTCATAAGATATAATATTATATATTAATCTTTTTATATAAATGGTTATTTTATATACCATGAATGATATTACAGATAAAATCATTGATAGAATAAATAGATCTGATGAAAAAATCGATGAAAATATGTTTGATTTGAGAAAAGAAGTTATGAATTGTAAACTAAACATTCAAGCAGTACAAAAGGATCTAACTTATCATTTGGAAAACAAAAAAGATGAACTTGAAAGTTCTGTAAGACGATTTTATATAGTAACTATTATAATAGGTATGATATTTACAACTTATACAGTAATAAAAGAGTTACTTTGAGTTATTTCCAGTCATATTCTTCCATTTTGGTCATTTTACCAAATTGAGTCCAATCACTAATCACTCTCATGACTCTTTCATCCATTTCATTAAATGTGCCATCCCATTCTTCTTCCATTCCCCAAACAAACCACTTGTGATCTAATTCATGAGATAAACATTCCATGTATAAAAGTCTTACTGAATCTTCTGCAAACTTGAAAGTTTCACCTTTAACTTGATACCAAAGTTCATCCATATTAATCTTAATACTGCCATCTATCGCTTCATAATCTGCGAGTGGAGCACCTTTTTCTGAAATAAAACAATGCCTAACATAATCTACTCCATCTGACAAGTCTATAAAAAGCTTCTTTTTCATAAACTACTTTACATCTGTGTACCTATTAATATTTTCTGGGTATTCTTTTAAAAAAACAGTTAGTATGCCTACGCATGTGCATGTTTTATGTAAAGACTTTTATAACAGACGTTTGTAATTAGAGTTGCTTCTACATGTCACATAAAAAGCATAAAATATGCACATAAAAAATCAAAACGTGTTCATATTAACTTCACACTACAAAATATAAAAAGCACTGTTAGTGCCTAAACATGCACATATTTTAGAAAAACATGCACATGCGTAGGCATACTAACTGTTTTTTTAAAAAAGATTATTATACTACATTAATATATACACAATACTGTGAAGTCATTTAAGGATATCCCATGGAGAATAGTAAAACAATTTGTACCATTCTTCTGTAATGAATCTCTAGGTGAATTGTCTACAAAGAATTCTAAGAAACTTGTATTCCTATTATGTGATACAGTCAAGAGATTAACAGAAGATATTAAGAAATTAAAGGCAGAAGAAAAGAATTAGAGCTTTTTAGGATATTTTTTCATCTTGAATGTATCTCTATTAATCTCTTCAAATGGAGGCTTGAAGCCTTTTGGCATTATATGATATCTTCCTTCTGGAGTAATTTTTCCATAACTGCTACTAATAGCACTGTTATAATCACATTCAAATTTTCTTACAATCTTGTTTTCACTATTAATAATATATATCATTCCGTTCATTATATCAACTATAACAGAAAGATATTTAAATAATTATTTTGAATATTAAATGTGAAAATTTCTGAGATTCCAGGATGTGGGCCAGTAATTGAAAAAAAATTAGAATCCGTGGGGATTGTTGATGTTCAACAATTAGTAACACTCCCTCCACCAAAAGTCTCGGAGAAAACAGGACTTGACAATGAGAGTGCAAGGGAGTTGTATTTTAAGGCAAGAAAATTTTTGGAAAAAAAAAAAATTGTAGAACCAAGGTTCCAGTCAGCATCAAACATTGCATTAATTTCTGACAGTGTAATAACTACAGGTACAAAGGCACTTGACAAGTTATTAAATGGTGGATTAAGGGTTGGATCATGCACTGAAATACATGGAGAGGACGGATGTGGAAAGACACAATTTAGCCATACAATGGCTGTAAGAGTACAATTACCTCCTGAAAGGGGGGGATTGAGTGGAAAAGTCGTTTGGATTGATACTGAAAATACATTCAAGGAAAAAAGAATAAAAGATATTGCCATTCCATTAGGATTAGATACTAAAAAAGTTTTAGATAACATTACAGTTGCAAAACCTCATAATAGTGCTGATCAGCATATTATATTGGAGGAAACAGAGAAATTAATCACTAAAGATCCTTCCATAAAATTAATCATTGTTGATAGTGCATTGGGGTTATTCAGGGGAGACTATTCAGGTAGAAGTATGCTATCTGAGAGACAAAAATATCTGGATGATTTTTTGACATTGTCGCATAATATTTCAAAACATTATAAAATTGCGACGATCTGGACTAATCAAGTTATGATTAATCCAGGCATATTTTATGGTGATCCAGTTGTACCAATTGGTGGTAAAATTTTGGGTCACAAGGCAACTTTTCGTGTTTATTTCAAAAAATCCGGGAAGAAACGTATAGGCACACTTGTAAAATCACCAAATGATGCAAATATTCAGGTAACATTCGGGGTATCAACAGAAGGAATGGTGGATCCTGAAGTCATTGACGAGATAGAAAAAGCGAAAAAGAAGGCAAAAAAGAAGGATGAAATATAATTATTAACCTAAAACTTAAATTTAAGTAATATAATAATGAAATATGCCAATTACTAGAACTCAATTTAATGAAGGCAAAGTAATAAAATCAATACTAAGCCCTAAAATACTTGCTTTTCTAGAAAATAACACAGATATTGCTTATACAAATTTAGAGATTCTAAAACACATACAAGAAAACGAAAATAGTTCATGGGACGATTATCATGTACACTCGAAAATTTCACAAGTAAATAAAGTATTAAATGATTTGTCTACAGGTGATAGTAAACTAATAAATACTACAAAAATAAGACGAGACCATGATGATAATTCAGATGAAGCAGGATATTATGCTCCTATAAGTTACTACATTATAAAAAAATAAAATGCAGGATACGATTATGTAATGACGATGGGGGAACAGTTAGGACAATATGCTGGTAAATGGATTATCGTGTACGATAATAAGATTGTAGATAGCCATGAAAATCTTATTGGAATATATAATAAATTCAAAAAAGATAACCCTGACAAAATCCTTTTGTCATGAAAATAGTTAAAGAAGCAAATATGTTGTTGTAATGAATAGACGAAAAAATACCAAACGTATAGTTAACAGAACCTAAAAACATATATTAGTTTATACATTACACTACAACGTGAAATATACACTAACTAAAAACACCAAAGAAATAGACGGTACAACATTATATCAAATCCAAGCAACCGAAGATTTCTCAGATGTTAAAAAAGGTGATTTGGGGGGTTGGATAGAAAAAGAAAGTAA